ATGTGTGTGGGCAAGACACTCTCCTATTCTAGTATTATACGTTATAGCAGTGGCCGGGTGTTTTTGGGGGGCGTGGGGGGTCGACTATTTGTAAAATAGCAGCACCAAAACAGCACCAACCATACGCAAAGCCCCAGAAAACTAACATTATGTTACGGGTAAGTAACCCGTCACCCCTAGCAAAACCCCAGAAATCTAAGCTTTCTTGGGGGGACTCGTGCGTAGCTCGGCATCGACACAGCCTTTATCACACACACTATTCCTCCGTCTTAACCTCAACATTCCCATTACTCCAACTCAAAGTAACAGCACCAGTATTACCTGCTTCCTCTTTCTTGTCCTTCAATCCATAAGGTTGTATCCTTCCAAGTGTCCACTTGAGACTATCCACTTCCAACCTTCTACGTTGCACTTCAGCATTTAAGAACTTAACATCCATACTCTCCGGCAACTGTGATGTTGCTAGATCTATAATATGGTCTGCATATAACTCAGCCTGACACACTCTACCTCTTCGGTAGATCTCCCAATACTCATCGTTCTTACGAACTGCATTAGTAATAGCTCTATAACTGGGTACATCAGGGTTATCTTTGCATATCTTTAACAAGCTTTTGCCTGATGCTAATTCATCAGCAATCTTGTTCATAACTGTTTTATTTACTTTTTTCATAAGCGAATCATTTAAGGGTAAAAAATAGGGGATTTAATTCTGGTTGTGAATCATTGGAGTCTGAACCCACCCCTATTTTACTTATAAATAAAGGGTTTTCGATACATTGGCAACAACTAATTAACACCTTCTATCAAATACCTTGACAGTAAGTGTCAATACTATTAAAACATATAGCATAACAAATGGAGGTCTGAAATGAGTACAAGAAGTACATTAACAATAAGAACTGATAACTCAACCATTCACTTTTATAGACACTATGATGGTTACATAGCTGAAGCAGGACAAACTATACAGCTAGCTTTGGCAGAAGCATATAAGAATGCAAACGCAAATGCTAGCAGGTCAATAGAGCATCCGCACTTTAAAAAGTTTGTTAACATAATAATGAGCCATAAGTATGAAGCTAGTAAATATCGTTCAGAACAACCAGTTTATGAATTGATAGAAGATCCTGTTGCTCATGCTGACAGAGAGTATCATTATGAAGTATCTTTTAACGATGCCGGTTATGTAAACATAGAAGTAGAAGCATGGTTACTAAACTTTGATGATGCTACACAAAGACATGAAGTTATATACGATGGTGGCTTTGATGGTTACAAGGATCTAGTAACAAAAGAAATGGCTATTATTGCTGAAAGAATAGCAGAGCTTAAAAAGAAAAGAGGTGCATAATGGTTGATGTACTAATAACTGATCATGGTTCTATATGTAAATTCCATCTCAAGAGCAATCAAGCTCTTGACTGGTGGAGTTACCATGTAGCTAACAATAACTACACGGCAGAGCGTAGATACGCTAATGACATATACTGCGGTATGGTTACCAATGGTTTATCCATAAAGGTACTACGACTAGCCGCTTAACTCTGAAGCCCTTTGATAAGATAGTATGCTTTGATAAGGGCTTTCTCATACTTACCCTTCACAGTTCTGGCATCACAATGAAATCTTTTAGATAAAGCCTTCCACTTAGGGCCACGCTCTCTATTAACAGCACTATGAGCAGTATACCATAACATTACCCTATACTCCTTCTCTAGATCCCATCCTATATCCAAAGCAAACTCCAATCGTGTTATATCCTCTGTAGTAGGATGTAATCGAACTTCATTATCATAACCATACCCACTCCAAGCATTTGCTAAGGCATAACTAGGCCATAACGAACTATGCTTTTTTCTTAGAACAGGTGGCAAGCGATGTAGCGTAGTAGCTGCTTCCATATACAACTGGTGCAAACTAGGCATATCCCAATTCATTGCTAACAACCTAGAGTTCATACAATACCTCTGCTTCGTCTAGCCAATCACTCTTATCAACTCTGGATAACCCACCCACATACTTTACTGTTTCATTATACCTGTCTATGCTTAATCTTCTACGAAGGGTTCTAAACACTCTTTGCATTCTCCAGTCAATACCATCCATCCTTCTACGCTTATCCTTTGCCTGTCGATATTGTGCATTCATGTTAAGCGTTGTCCGTCTTAACAAATCCTGTAAATCCTCAACATCTACTGCAAGTGATTCGCTTTCTTGATTGTTTTCATCAATACTGCAATCATTGACAAGTACAATCTCTCTCTTAAAACGTGCTAATTCCTTAGTGTTTCCAAAATCCCTCTTGACAACCCTTTCTGACAACAAGTAATAACTAGTACTAGTATAGACTCTATAGTTAACTATAGTGCTATATATAGCTTCTCTAATTAGCTCTCTTTTAAAACAATAAGAATCTAGGTGGGTTGTTACTGCTTCTCTAGATAACTGGTTATTACTAGTGTTAACACTAGTGTTATCTATAGTGACTCTCACAACTCTCTCACAATAGGATAGATAGCTAAAAGCTTATCCTTGTACTTCTTGCGTAAATAAAACTCTGCCTTAACATCATTAAAAAGCCTGTACATCTTATACTGCACCCACTTCTTGCCTTGTACTGCTGCTATGTAATTCATATAAATCTCCTTGATTGCTTTGTTTATCCAATACCTGATACTGGCATTGCTCCGAGTGTGGCGTGTTCCATATCGCTATGGCTAATGCTCTATCCGGCTTGCCACCCTTACCAAGATAATCCTCCCTCCATGTCAGGTTGTACCAATGGCTAGGCCTATGCCTATTCCATTGTGCATAACCCCTTCCACACGCCCATAAACGCTCTGGGCATACCAATGCCATCTTCTCTACCCCTATAGCAAAAGCATGATCGATAAACTCTCGTATGCTATTAAAAGGTGGATTAGTAACCAAAGCCGGGGCTAGTGTTTCCTTATACCAGTAGAAGTTCTGGTTTGTTCTTATGTCCGTAGATATTATTTGCCTATCATTCCTGCCTAAAGCATTACTGAAACGCATATCCCCTGCACAGCACTCCCAGATCCTATTGACATCCCATTGCTCGTCTACGAGCCTTACAACAGTATCTACAATGCTATAGGGTGTTGGGTAGAAGTCATGCTTATTTCTTGCCATTATCCCTCTTTAATTCCATAGGTTCTCCCATAGTGTTTACAGTATACTTCAAGTCGTTATCCCTTATTCTGCAAAAGAGAAAGTCGTTTAGCTCTGCAAGGGTTGGCCTTCTGTTAGCATTAAGCTTTATGATAATCTCATACTTCACTAGTTACCCTTCCCAAAATAAGGCTTACGCTTCTTTGGTTTATTCATCATGTCCTGTGCTTTCTTAACCATAAGATGCGTATAACCATTAGCACCCTTTTTCTGGCACATATCTATGTGTCCTCTATCAAAATCCTGTCTTGCTTGTATCACTACATCAGGCTCTATCTCTGTCCACTTACTTGCGTTTGGTCTTTTGAAAGCAATAGGCTGCCATTGCAAGCTTACCCGTAGTCTTTGATATTCGCTCATCGAATCACTTTTATACTTATTGTCATTAAATGTTTCATATTCTATCTATTCCATATAAAAATCGTTTGGCTGTACTGCACCATCTGTCAATCTTAATATTGCCCTCATAAACTTGCGGTCAGGTATCATACTGTTAGGGTGCGTATTTGGTAAACACCAACGTCTGCATACAGTTGCGTGGCTACAACCTAGTAGCATAGCAAGTCTTCCGTAAGACCATTTTTTGTTCATTCTGTATTCGTTTAACTTCATTAATTAATTGCCACTTGGTATAATTATTTGCATCTGTCAATGTTATTGTATATGCTTGGCAGTAAGAGTCAAAGACTAAATTATAGAAAGACAGGGTTTGACTTTGCAGTTTATTAACGTATTATCATAGGAGGTTTAAATGGTTGTGAGTGATAGTAGTATGGCTGGAAGTGTATTAAAAAGGTTAGCCGAAGAAAAAGGGTTTTCTGGTAAGAAGTTAGCAAAAGCAATAGGTGTTGCACCTGAAACTGTGTCAAGGCACATGAACAACAGAACTCATATGAGTAAGGTTGATGCTGCTAAGTATGCAGAAGTGTTAGGCGTAACACCTAATTTGTTTATTGTAGATGAACAAAGAATACCTATTAAGGGTTTTCTTGATAATACACATACTGTGTCATTGTATAACAGTCTGAATAGTAAAGTTATAGTTGGTAATTGTTATTTACCTGAACACTTAATAGCTTTCCAATATCCACCAGAACTTGAGAGTTGGATGCGTGGTAGATTATTATTTATTAATGGAAAGCATGTTGAAGATGGAATAGTGTCAGATAAAATACAACGTAATTTAAGTATATGTAAAGTCAGAGATGAAGAAACTATAAGATTATGTATACCTTATCCATTAGCTAACTTTGGTATAGAAAGTTACGACCCAAACTTTAGACAAAAATGGCACTTGTTAAATCCATACATATCACAAGCTAATTCAATTGAGCATATTGCTCCTGTTGCATTAGATTGGGGTACCCATGTTATGATTGCATTACAGAATCCTAGTGATCTATATATGACGATCCATAATACTTAGTTTTTGTCTCTCTAACTTAGAGAGGTAAACATGGCAGAAGAGATAACCCCAAAGTATGCAAGGGATAAATACTATTTTCATCATAGTAATCCATCGAGTAGTGATGGACAAACTTTTTGGAACAAGTGTAGAAAAAGAGTAATAGTCAATAAAGCTTGGTCTATTCTTAAAGGTGAGATTAAAGGCGATAGAGATTTAGCATCACAAACTATAGAGGAATACTTTGACTCTAATGTAAAGATGCACTCTGGCAAGATTGTCCAGGACATATGCGATAAGCATTTACTAGATGATATACCCTATGCTGTGGCATTAAAACAAGGTTATGAAAAGTTAAGAGAATACAAGATACCTGCATGGCGTGATCACGCTAAAGAAACAGCAGAACTAGAACACAAAGAAAAATTATTATACAGCCTGAAAGAGGTTAAGGGTGAGATGGTATGGAAGAAGTCTGATGAAGGCACAGCTAGTGAGATGGATCTAGTTGCTGCTCATGCCATAGAAGGATTGAAAGAAGCTCAAAGTAAAAATGGATTAAATAGATTAGAAGCTGAAGTGGATCTATACAAACCCCTACCCGGCTGTGACCTCATGTATAATGGCAAGCCTGACTATAGCAAAATGATAGAACTTAAAACCCAATGGGATGGTAATGTACATATTTCTCCTAGATCAAATAGTCTACCGCAAGAGATAAGACCTGCACACATGACACAGATTGCAGGCTATTGGCATTTAACTGGTAAGACGATACCAACGATTGTCTATGCAAATAGAGTTGGCTACAGAATATTTACACCATCAGAGGATCAACTACAAAATGCACTAGCATTTATTATAGAGAGTTGCCAAAGAAGAGAACGACTACTAAAGACAGCCAAGGATGTGGAGGACTTACTAAGACTATGTGATCCTCAATGGGGTGCGATGTTTGGTTGGAAAGATTTAAACCCTACAGTTTTAAATAACGCTAAAAAGATATGGAGGTAATTATGAAGCGGAAACTAAAACGATCCCTTAACGAATATGAAGGTCTGAATTTCAACTTGATAAGGGATCACGTACAAAATACTACAATACATAAAAAACATAAAGGTAATTTACTATTTATAAAATACATTTGTTTAGCAGGATTATTTCTTATCTTTGGTTATTTAATGGGATGCGTCTATGTAGACTGGGCAGGTTTATATGACTGAGATTAATCATAAACTTGTAATGGCTGAAGCAGATAAGATGACCGCAACTGCCGGGGTAAAAGTTAAAGGTAATAAAAAGTATTTAATGGTTAAAGATAGAGTAGAAGTTTTCCGTAAATTCTATGGTCTTAATCTTGGTATAGATACAACTGTATTACATATAGATGATAGTGTTGTACGAGTACAGGCAAAGATTATAGATGCTAATAATAAAGTCATCGGATCTGGATTAGCAGAAGAAGTAAGAGCTTCATCTAATATTACTAGAACTTCAGCAGTAGAAGTATGTGAGAGTTCTGCAATAGGTAGAGCTTTATCTAGTATAGGATTGCATG